CACTCGGACGTGTACTCGGCGACCTTACCTCCCTCGGGTATAGCGCTCAATGGCGCTCTATACGAGCATCAGACATCGGCGCGCCACACCACCGCGAACGGGTCTTCGTCCTTGCCTGGCGCAATGATTCCTACACCTACAGCGACAGACGTGGCGCGGGGAGGAAAGAACCCATACAAGGCCACAAGATCGGCTCTGTTACTCCCGGATTGGGTGAACGCCATCACCGAGGGAGTGCCACTGACGCGGGAGGTGATACAGCCCCGCTCTTTCCAACCCAGACCTGCTCAGACATCAAAGGTGCACCACTCCCAGAAACATACGCACGCCGCCTAACCGCCCGCGGTCGAACCACCAGCGGGAACCTCGCCGAAGACATCCCCTACCTGCTACCCACGCCGAACACGATGGATAGCCTGGATTGGAGAAACGGCGAAGCACGGCTTAAAGCGCTCAAACGCGGAAAAGATGATCGGAAACCTACCAAACGAACCGGGAACCTCCGTGAAGAAGTACATTTCGACTTCCACGAGTACGCGCCCGCTGTCGAACGATGGGAAACCATCACCGGGAATAAAGCCCCCGCTCCGACCCGCCCATCACGCACCGGGAAACCGCAGCTAAACCCAGAATTTAGCGAATGGATGATGGGACTGCCGGCAGGTTGGGTTACCAACCCCAATTTAGCCCTCACACGGGCACAACAACTTAAAGCCATCGGCAACGGCGTTGTTCCGCAACAAGCCGCAACAGCTCTCGCGGAAATGATGGCGAATTTGGAGGAAAAATGAACATACCAAAACAAAGAAGAGGCTACCCGCACCGGGCAGAGCTAAACACCAAGTTCCACCCAGCTCAAAGCGGCATACCAGACTCGACAGAGTTCACGGTCTACTGCCAGGACTGCGCCGACGCCAGACTATCCATCCACGGAGAAACCCCAGGCATCCTTCGACGCATGGAAGCAGGAACAGGCACCAGCGCCGAAATCGACCTAGAAACATACATGAAAGACGTAATCAGCAGGCACAACTCACAATTTCTCAGGGGTGCACTAGCTTGGAGGGAAATAAATTAACGACATTACATCTACCACAACCAACGACGGAAAAAGGAGTAAATCTTACATGGGGTACCTAACCGTATATGCACGCATCCAAAACCTAGTTAAATGTGAAGCGCCCGGTGCAGAAATTACTGACTATATCGTGCAGAGGGGTCATCTAGGGGCAACTGTGACAGTACAGGCAGTAGGGCCTGGCAACATTCGGACAACCATCAACGCACTCTTGCACACCGACGGTTACAGGATTGACCGAATCATCAGAAAGGAAAAGTAAATGCCGATCCCGCAAAGAAGTACCAGCGCATCGGATACGTGGCTTACCCCCCCCCATATTTTTCAGCCCCTCGGAAAATTTGACCTCGACCCGGCCGCACCTATCGAAAACCGTGACTGGATCGGAGCCACCCGAACATTCACTGAATTAGAAGACGGACTAGCGCAGCGCTGGGAGGGGAGGGCATGGCTAAACCCGCCCTACGGGCGAGGAATAGATCGTTGGATGCGGAAAATGGCAGAGCATGTGAAAAACGGCGGCGCGGGAATAGCGTTCATCTTCGCACGAACAGATACCAAATACTGGCAACAGTATGTATTCCCTGTAGCATCTGGAATTTTATGGCTCGAAGGTCGGGTAAAATTCTGCGATCCGAACGGAAGACCAGGGAAATACCCTGCTCCCGCACCATCAGCACTGATAGCTTACACACCTAGCGATCTGGAAATCCTAGCAGAGGCATGTGAGACCGGAAAGATAAAAGGCAACCTAACTATCCACAACATCACATGTACTTTCGCCATCCCGGAGTCACCACTAAAGCCACTACTCCGATAAAGAGAGGGAGACCATGAAAGATAAACCCCAAATCTCAGAACGCCTTGACAGGTTCATAAACCTATACGGCGAAACCTGGGCGAAAGTATTCGCCTTTGTCCTTGCAGGAGCCGTAGGAACTGCATTCGCTGCCCTGCTCATAGTCTGCTTTATACAGGCAGCTATCAATATCATCGCAGAGAACAACTAGACGGCGCGAAATCCAGGCGGCAAGCAGCCACAGGTATGCCCTAGCCGCCTGGATATTCAAATTTGCATAAAATAAGACATTGCATTATGCTTTATTGCATAGTAATCACGAACATTTCAGACGGAAAAGAGGAATGCGCATGAGCTGGCTCCGCATTGGCGACACCGCATCTATGCATCCAGTCGTTTTGCGCTCTCTAGAACTTCCTAATGCAACGGAATCCCTAAAATTAGAACTTTTCGGTTTTGTGGCAATGGCAGCCACGATGTGCGCCGCTCATGAGGGAGACTCCATCATCGAGCTTGGCACAATCTTCCAAGTTGCGGGCGTCGCCCGTGGTAAGCAGCTTGCCGCGGCCGCCGAGTACTGCGGATATTTTGAGCAAATCAAAAACCAACAGACCGGAGCAATCGCTTACAAGCTCATTGAAGACCCAGAGCTGATTCACATGGTCTCAAAAGAGCAACGTGAATGGGCAAATCAGCAGCGTAACGACACTCGCGACTCAAAACTCGTTGTACCGATCCGAGAGCGCGACGGTGACGCATGCCGATGGTGCGGGCACGTGGTCTATTGGAACGACAAACGCGGAGCACGCGGAGGAACCTACGACCACCTACATCCAGGCGTAGCCGCCAAATCACCCGACGATATGGTGGTCTCATGCCGTGGCTGCAATTCATCCAGGAAAGACAGCCAAAATTCAGACAACGACTTATCGCAGCTACTACCAGCACCACAAAACCCCTGGTACAGCGACGCGACAGCAAATTTTCTCAATGAACACGCCAATCTGATGCGAACACACAACCATGTGCTCCCATCGGCGAAGAAAGATAAACCGAGAGGAAAGCCAAAAGCACCACCTCCGGGGTCTTCGGAGCCACCAGGCGGTAGCGCATCGCCCGCACCGCCTCCGGCTTGGGTAGCAGTTGAGGAAAACCAAATAAATATGTTCATAGCTGACATTGAGTCATCTGTTGGTGAGAGGGTTGATGCACCGGGCGCAGGCGCGCCTGTCGAGCGTCCCATCGATCCAGCTAATGACGCGGTAGATGCACCGGAG